ATCAACTTTACAAAACCCAGCAATGAGGGTTGCTCTCAATTCAATGGGTTATGTTTTTAATCCACAAGAACAAGTATTATTTGAAGGTATAGATTTTAGAACATTTAGTATGTCTTTTACACTTACACCATATTCAAAAGAAGAATCTACACAAATAAAAGAAATTATAAAGGCTTTTAGAAAAAATTCAGCGCCAACAATAATTAACAAATCATTAGGTTTTTTCTTTACACCTCCTTGCGTATTTGAAATAAAATTTATGTACGGCAACGCAGAAAATCCAAATATACCTCAATTGAAAAGATGTGTTTTGACTGAGGTTGGAGTAAATTATGCACCAAATGGCACATGGTCAACATTTGATGATGGTACACCAGTTCAAACAACTTTAACTTTAAACTTCAAAGAAATTGAACTTATCGACAGTACAGCGATTGAGGCAGGATACTAAAATGAAATACTTTCAAATGTTACCAAAATTAGCTATTAGTGATACTCAATCAACACAAATAGTTACAAATCTGTTAGCCAGAGTTAATATTGTTTCAAGTATGTTGAATGATCCTTTGATTTTCTATACTTATGATATACAAGAGGGTGATACACCAGAAATTATTGCACACAAATATTATGATGACATGGAGAAATTTTGGATTGTTTTAATGTCTAATCAAGCATTTGATCCACAATGGGATTGGCCGTTAACAAGTTCTGTTTTTAATGATTATTTAAATAAAAAATATGGTGAATCACATATCAATGAAATACATCACTATGAAAAAATTGTAACCAAAACAGGCACCACCACAAGAACAGTCACAACCGAAACATTCATTATAGACGAAGATGCTTATAATAGTTTAAATGCATCAAGCGAAACATATATAACAAATACAGAACCTGTAATCGTGGATATAACAAAAAGTGCTGTAGATAATTTTGCATATGAATACCTTTCAAATGAATCTAAAAGAAATATAAAGATTTTGAATAAAAATTATGCAGACAGACTTGAAGTTGAATTTCGCAAATTGATGGGTACATAATATGACACCAGGTTCTGGCTATTTTTTCCCACAAGACGCATCAATCAAGGAATTGAGTATCACATCAAGTACCGGTAAAAAAATTGATGTTAGTTATTTGATGGTGGATATGTCATTATTTGAGGACATTTACAGTTTTGTAATGTCTGGTTATGTGAAGCTTAAAGATGGTGTTGGTCTTATAGAAGGATTAAATTTGATGGGTAATGAACTTATTACCATCACTTTTGGTAAAACAAAAAATTATCAAAATAATCCTTTGATTTTCAGATTATATTCAATACCAAAGAGAGATCCAGTTGGTAACCATTATTTAGAATTTATTACATTGTATTTTTGTTCTGAAGAATTGGTTTTATCCGAACAAACAAAGATGACAAAATCATATAAAGGTATGCAAATATCGGAGATGATAGATGATATTATGAAAACTGGTTTGGGAATACCACTAGAAAAAAGAAATAAAATATATCCAACAATTGGAGTTTATAATATAATTCTACCAACAATTAAACCGTTGGAAGCTATCAGTTGGTTGTCAAATTACGCTAGGCCGAGAGCAAGTAATGGCAATACAAAGTTGGCAGATATGTTGTTCTTTCAAACAAAAGATGGATTCTTTTTTAAATCACTTGCTTCAATGTATGAAGATAATGTTTATAGAACTTACAAATACCAACAACAGAACATAAGAACAGAACTTGAACCAGCATCAGAAGATGTAATTTCTATACTTGATTATCAGTTCGTAAAGGCCTTTGATACATTAAGAGAAATAAGTTCAGGTACATTTACTAATAGATTGATTTCTTTGGATCCATTAACAAGAACAGTTACCTCAACAGTGTTTGATTATAAAAATGACATTAAAACAACTTTAAATCCTATCAGTCCTTTGATAACAGAACAAAACAGATTAGGTGTAACTGAAAACAAAGCATATAATGGCTGTTTAAAAATGGGTGTATCTAATGCAGGTCAACAGTTAAAATCTTACATTCCTAGGGGTGCTGTTTCACCAGATATATTCTTGGAAGCATTCGTACCCAATAGAACAGCACAACTTTCTTTGTCTAACTATACAGTTGTGAAAATTCGAATTCCTGGTGATCCATTTGTAACTGCTGGAAAAGTTGTTAATTTCAATCTACCATCTTTGACTGGTGAAAAGGGAATGGATAAATTATATTCAGGTAAATATTTGGTAACCGCTGTAAGGCATTTATTCCAAGGACAACCTACAACTTATCAAACAGTTTTGGAATTGGCTAAAGAAAGTACACCTCAAGGATGATATTATAATGCAAAATTTTTTAGGAACAGATGGTTTTATTTGGTGGATGGGTACAGTAGAAAATAGAATGGATCCACTTGGGTTGGGTCGATGTCAAGTTCGTATATTTGGATGGCACACAGATGGCACCAATTCTCCAGAAATGACAATACCAATTGAGGATTTACCATGGGCCGTGCCTATATTACCACTAAATGCTCGCAACACATTCTCTGTACCTGAGTTACAAGATTGGGTAGTAGGATTCTTTATGGACGGTTCGTCTGGCCAGTTTCCCATAATGATGGGTGTTCTTCCTGCATATGCGGCTGAAACAAATCCTTATGGTACTTCCACAGCTTCCGGAGTATAATCATGCAAATGACAAAAGAAACATCAGTAAATTTGGGCAGTTATGAATTAATTAATTTTAGATATGTAGAAACACTTCCGCCAAATTCACCATTTTCACAATTATCAAACAAAAGTGGAGTACAAACAACACCACAATTGGCCAGAGGTTTTTTACCAGGTTCGGCCATAGATTTGTTAAACAATAATTTGGCTCACGCTTGTGACTTCAAATTTATCTTTAATTTTGATTTTGATTTATTACTTGGTCTTACAAATCCAATAACTGCAATCACAAATGCAATTAAAAATGCAAAAATGAATGCAACAAATATGCTTCGTAGCTTGGTCAAAAAGGCCATGGATGCTATAAGAGCAGTTATTGATGCAATACTTGAGGTGATATCATTTGATCCAAGTGGTGTGTTTTCTTATTATTGGTCTTTGGGTAAAAGTATAGTATTAGATATCAATGAACTTATAAAAGAAATTGCTGAAGCAGTTGAAATTGTTTTGACATGGGTATTTTTTATACAACAAATACAACAATTGATTGCATGGATTAACTCACTACCTGATAAATTTAAAGCTATGTTACAGCAGTGTATTAATAACTTTAAAGCAGCATTAAATACAGCAGCAAATACTATAAAATCAATACCAGAACAAATAGGAAATCTATCAAAAGCACAACTGAACAGTATTGCTTCCGAATTCACAGCAGCTGGTAACCAACTTATGGATGCTGCAAAAACGACACAAACATCTTCTGATATTCCAGCTGGTGTTGTGGCCGCACTAAGTGATACCGATCCAACAACTGTTTCTGGTGCGTTTCAAGAACACCTAGATACTATAACAAAAACTTATACTGAAATAACAGCAAATTCAGTAAGTTTAGGAACCAGTCCGTAAAGGGAATATTATAATGGCAGACACACCACCAGACATAACCACAACACAATCTAGTATAATAACTCAGATAACAAAAACATCAGTATCTTCATCTGGTGATAATACGACTGTTCAACCTAAACCAGATTTTATAGCTGCATGGAGTGAACCAGAATCAGCTGCAACGTTAGATAATCCACCAGTATATCCTTACAATAATATTACACAAACCATAGGCGGACATTCTTTTGAGATGGACGATACACCTACAAGAGAGCGTATTCGTTTACAACATAGATTAGGAACTTTCTTGGAAATGCATCCTAATGGTGACCAGGTACACAAAATTGTTGGTGATGGATACACAATTACACTAGGTGACCATAATATTGCCATTGGTGTTGATGATGGCAATAATGCCAAAAAATTGAATATTACCGTTTATGGTGATGTTAATATGCATGTTACCGGTGATAAACATGAAATGATTGATGGTAATTATACTCAACATATCAAAGGCAATTACAACCAAACAATAAATGGTCTTACTACAATTACAGGCCTTGGTGATGTAAGGTTAATTGCAGGAACAACTCCTTTACATACCTTTAAGGTAGAAACAGGAAGAATCAAACTCAAAGGTGATTTGGATGTTTCGGGTCTAATAATGGCAAAAATAATAACATCAAAAACCAGAGTTGATGCAGGAACTGGTGTAAGTGCGGGTCGAGATGGATTTGTTACTGTGCTTGGAGGATTATCTATTGGAATTCCGTATGCTGCAAGCTTGCAAATTAATTGTATAGGATCAATTACCTCTTTTATAAGTATGACTGCGCCGATGATGACTTCCATAACAAATGGTTCAATTATTGGAAGTGACATTGTTAATAGAATATTGAGGTCACTACACATACATCCAACACCAGAAGGTCCAAGTGGTACCGAATCAATCACCGAAATCAATGTATAATTTAGTATGATAGGAATAATATGAGTAGTATATACGGAAGAATGGGGTTTGATGGATCAAATCCAATAGCAGACATTGCTGTAAAGCCATTGGATGATAGCGTCATGAAGCAAATGAAGATGATGCCGCCATTTTTAAATACCTGGCAAACAAAAGATGTTGCAGAAGCAAATACTGGAGGATATTTTCAGAATCCAGTGGCCACCACAATAATTAATGTAAATACTACTGCCAATACAATGAGTCAGATGGCAAATGATACTCCATTAACTGGAACCACAGGCACTATCACAACCTTTTTGTCAAATACAAAAAATACTGCAATACTTATTAGTTATTCTAATACCGCATTAAGTATCATTTCAGAATGTGATAACTTTACCTATATTACCAATCGTTTATCCAATATGGTTAGTATGGGAACAGATACTACTACACCACACTATCAATTAGCGATAGGATATGGTAAAATGATGTCATATATTTCTTACCAATCTGATGGAGTGCAAAATAATTCACCTATTATGGGTTGTTTTACTAGCCTTTATACAGCAAACACATTAAATTCATTGATTGCAAATACAACCCCTTTATTGACCACACTGACTAATAGTTTGACTGGAAACAACTCATCCATAAGCCTAACAGATGCTCAAAGTTTAGACAGTAATATGGCTAAAATTTATAGCACAATGTATAGATGTAGAACAAGTGATACCTCTTTTTATCAGAATTGTGCTGCTGTTTTTGCTGATTATTCTGTAGCTACCCAATTTAATGGGGCCGGACAATCAGAAAATCAGTTAATACAAGAAGTGATAGGATCACCTAAATTGCTTGAAAGGTTGAATGCAAATACCTAAAATTCGAATTTTTGCGTTCCGGCCTAAGAATTTTCTCCCACAGCTTCGAAATTCCAAAAAAGCGTTTTACTTTTAGACATAAATAAAGAATGGCAACCTTACAAAAAATATACTCAGACATAGACTTCTCGTTCACCAAAAAACCGGTGTCGAGTGATGTTGCGCTGAGTTATGATGCACAGGCGGTTATACGCTCTATAAGAAACTTATTGTTGACAAATCACTATGAAAGACTATGGAACCCCGATTTAGGTTCAAATCTTAATACTTTGTTGTTTGAATTGATGACACCAATGACGGCTGAATCTCTGAAGCGTGAAATAAAAACAATTATACAAAATTATGAACCAAGAGCTTCTTTAAATGAAATAATAGTCACACCGTTACCAGATAAAAATGCATATAATCTTTATTTAAGTTTTTTCTTGGAAAATGCAACAATACCAACAACAGTAACACTCCTTTTAGAGAGAAATAGATAAAATGGCTGGTGCTAATTCAAATATTAAAATAACAGACTTGGACTTTACCACAATAAAGAACAATCTAAAAACCTATTTACAATCTCAAGACACTCTAAAAGATTACAACTATGATGGTTCTGCATTAAACATTCTTTTAGATGTTTTGGCATATAACACGCAATATAATGCATATTACTTGAATATGGTTGCCAATGAAATGTTCTTGGACACTGCATTGGTCAGAAATTCAGTGGTTTCACAAGCAAAATTATTGGGATACACACCAAAGTCAGCAGTGGCACCACAGGCTGTGATAAATTTGTCAGTGACGGTGTATAATCCTAATGAACAATTCTTGAATATGCCAAAATATACAAATTTTCTATCAGAAGCTGTTGATGGAATACATTATACATTCACAACAGTAGATTCAGTTACAGTTCCAGTAAACAATCAAGAAGCATTCTTTACTAATGTTACCATTAAACAAGGTACACCAGCAACATATTCATATTTGGTAGATTCAACAACTAATCCTAATTATACCTTTAAAATAACAGACACTAATGTAGATACCTCCACATTGGAAGTTAAAGTAAACGATTCTTCTTCAAATAGTTCTTATCAAATTTATACTGAAGCATCTAATTATGCAAGTTTAAATGGCAGTTCTCTTGTTTATTTCCTACAAGAAGGATTGAACGGTAATTATGAAATATATTTTGGTACGGGTGTACTCGGTAAAAAATTAAAAGACGGTAATATTGTACAATTAACATATATTGTAACTGCCGGCACAGCAGCTGAGAAAGCAAACAGTTTTGTTTTAATGGATACTGTATCCGGATATGCTGATGCGAGAGTTGATCCTGTTTCAGAAACATCACAGGGTTATGCCAAAGAAAGTATTGCCTCAATTAAATTCCAAGCACCAAAAAATTACTCAGCGCAAAAGCGTGCAGTTACCAAAGAGGATTACATTACAGCAATTCAACAAAATACTTTAGGTTATTCTTTTGATGCGGTTAATGTTTGGGGTGGAGAAGAAAATGTTCCGCCAGTATACGGACAAATATTTGTAGCTTTGAAACCATCTGGTGGTTATAATCTAACATTGACACAAAAGAATAGGTTGATTGAAGATGTTATCAAACCTATATCTATTATGACAATTCAACCTACAATTGTTGATCCTGATTATACATACATTAAAGTTAATGCCAATGTTTATTATGATCCAAAGAAAACAACATTAACAGCAAATCAAATAAGTCAAAGTGTAAGAACAGCAATTTTTAATGCTGCGGAATCTTCACTGAATACTTTTAACTCAACACTTTCTTCTTATCTTTTTAATAACGCAATCAGTTCGGTTGATAATTCTATTATCACGAATGAAATTTCTATTCAGTTACAGAAAAAAATCTATTCAATTTTATCAAGACCTACCGATTATAAATTATATTATGGTGTGCCACTACAAAAAGGAATGTTTTTAAGTGGTGTTAACAGTTCACCTTCATTACAATTTAGAAGTTTAGAAAATCCAGCAATCATAGTTCCTGGTGTTTTTGTTGAAGAAGTTCCGTCAGCAACAGGTGGTGCAGAATCTATTTCTCTTTTGAATAAAGGTTTTGGTTATCAGTACACACCATCAGTTACAATATCAGGTGATGGTTCCGGCGCAACGGCCGTGGCCACAATCAACACAGACGGAACAATCAAAGCAATTACAGTCACTGCATCGGGCAATAATTACACAAGTGCAATTGTTGCAATTGCACCTGCGGCCGGCGACACAACAGGTAAACTTGGTGCAGCCACTGTTACATTGCAAGGTCAGTATGGTACACTAAGAACTTTCTATAATAATACACAGTTTGTAAAAACTATTTTGAATACCAATGCAGGTACAATTGATTATGTTAATGGTATTATTGAACTGAATTCATTTAGTCCTGTTGCAATTGATAATGATTTGGGTCAATTAACAATAACTGCAAATCCTACAACAACAATCATGTCATCTTCATATAATAGAATCATTACAATTGATCCTTATGATCCTAATGCTATTATTGTTAATGTTATAGCTAAGACAACATGAGTTCAAGTAATAATAAAACTTCTCTTTTAATTTCGTCACAACTTCCCGAATTCGTTCGGGATAACCCTGACTATGCAAATTTTTCTTTATTCTTAAAGGCATATTATGAGTGGATGGAACAAGAAGGGCAAGTAACAAACAGGTCCAAAAATCTTCTATCGTATAAAGATATTGACACAACAACAGATGAATTTTTAGATTATTTTGTCAATGATTTTCTTCCTAATTTTCCAAAAGATACTTTATTAAGCAAACAAGAAACAGTTAAGGTTGCAAAACAATTATACCATTCAAAAGGTACACCTGCATCTTATCAATTACTGTTTAGAATACTTTTCAATTCTGATTTTGATGTTTTCTATACTAAAGATGCGGTACTTAAAGCATCTTCTGGTGAGTGGTATGTTACAAAGAGTTTGAAGGTTGCTGGTGGTGTAGTGTTCATCAAATCAGCTGAACATTCTAATAATATTATTACACTTGAAACATTTTTCCCACACAACTTATCAGCCAACGGCACAATAACTGTTTCTGGATTAAAAACCAACAGATATCCACCTAATGGTAAGTATACAGTCAGTACGATACCTTCACCAACAACATTAACTTACCTACACAATCAAAATCCTGTAGGTAACATAGATACAAATGATGCTACATTGTTTGTTGCTGGCGGTATTATTGATCCAAATTTTTTAACAATTCAAAACCTTAGAGTATTTGGTGAGACTACAAAGTCTATTGCGGCTGTAGAGAATACAGTTCTAGCTGGAACAAAAATTGAAATCTTCATTTCAAATATTGGAAGGTTGTTTCAGTCTGGTGAATACATCCGTGTAGTTGATAACAACAATCAAACAATTTTATACAATGGTTATCCACTACGGGGTAAAGTTGTAGGACAAATTAGTCAATTGAATATTGACGCAAAGAATAGGGGTTTGTTGTACCAACCAGGCGACCCAGTTATTGTTGATGGTGGTTTACAATACGCTGATGGTGTTGGTGCTAAAGGACAAATTGCAACGACAACCGCTGGTTCTATAACAAGTGCAAACGTGGTTACTGGTGGATATGGTTATAGTTTAGACAGTATCATCACCGTTACAAAAGCGCCTGGTGCAATAATAACGATACCCACATACAATCAAGGTGGTTATGATCCATTGGGTATAGCTAATGTTTCTATTCCAATCAACAGTATTGAACTCAAACGATTTATAACAATTGGTAACAATAATTATAATTTTGCAAATACTGCCAATGCAAACACAACACTTGCCAATGCGTTTACTTTTTTATCCTTTTCAACATACCCAATAGCTTCTGTATCTATAGATAATGGTGGTGGCGGTATAACAGAAACGCCTGTGTTGCTGGCAAAATCACTTTATACCACAGAAGCTTATGGTGTTGCTGACTTAGCAAATCTTGGAATCTTGGCACCGATAAAAATAGTAAGTGGTGGTACTGGATACATAGCAAATGATAAGATTGTTTTCACAGGTGGTATGGGAGTAGGTGCATCAGCCAATGTAATTAATGTCAGTGCAAATGGTGTAATTACATCCGTATCGTATGTGGCCAATCCATCATTGAATTTTCCAGTAGGTGGAATGGGATACAAAAAAACAGGGTTGCCAACATTGTCGGTGACTTCTGCGAATGGAGCCAATGCAAGTCTACAAGTGACAGGAATATTAGGTGAAGATGCAGCATTCTCCGTTTCAGTTGACCGTGCAGGTTCTATTACCACAATCAATCTACTTGAACCAGGTGAAGATTATATTGCAACACCTAATGTTTCATTTAAAGTACAGGACATTCTTGTTGCAAATGTTTCTATTGGTAACTTGCCACAAAAAGATGATGTTGTCTATCAAGGTGCAAATACAAATGCAGCATCATATTTGGCCATTGTAGATTCAGTTAAACGATTAACTATTGATAATAATCCAGATTTAAGTAATTATAATCTAAGAGTATTCAATTATAATTCTACACCAAATACATCAATTAAATTGAATATTGACAATAAAAATATTCATATGATTCCCGCAGGTTCGTCCGTTCCTTATCCAGGTAATGTATCAACATATGTTGCTGGTAGTAAAACATATACCAGAGCTTATAACAATTCTGGTATTATAACATATGGTGATGGCAACGCAAAAGGTACAGCAAAATTCTTGGATGGTTTGGTAATTGGTCAAGGACAATACTTAACATCTAGAGGACAACCAAGTTCATTTGATGTATTGCAAAGTGATGTATATAATAATTACACATATAAAATAACGGTAACAAAAGAAATTGCAAAATACAGAGATGTATTATTGAACCTTCTACATCCAACCGGTATGAAAGTTATCGGTAGATTTGCAATGAATTCAAATAATACTGTGACTCTACATGGTTTTGAAGCGGTTACTCAAGGTAAGTTGTTAGAAAATTATACGGGTTACTCATCATCTTCTGTTACAATGGTAACTGATTTTACCAACAGAAGCAACAACATAATTAAATTTAACAACCTAGCCAGCGCCAACTTGGCCAGTTTTGTATTCGGAAATAGTTACATTCAAATTGTTCCAGTAAATGGTCCAAACATACATGCTGAAGTAGAGTCAATTAATTCTGTGGCCAATACAGTCACACTTAAAACAAATACATGGTTGACCTTTGCAAATGTTGCATATGTTTCAGCAAACACCACATCCAATGTCATAAATATACTATCAGTAACTAAGAACTATGACATAGTTAACAATGGAAATTACAGTAACACATCATATCCAATCAAGGACATTGTGTTTGCTGGTGATAGAATTCTAATTGGAAGCAATACAAGCAATACAAGAACAGTTACATCAGTTGATTGGGCCGGCGGCAAGATTTACTTGAGTTCAAATGCAAACATAACCACAAGCAATACATTGTTGGCAGTTAACAGAACTCTTTCTGCACAAACAAATGTAACTATCTTTGGACCTTTGGGAACACAATATGTTCCACAATTGACAACAGAAAATGGACAATTATTAACAACAGAAGATGGCAGCATCATCCTATTGGGGTAAAAAATGAGTACGGTAAAAATATCAGAATTAGCTTTAATTTCTCAACTTAATGCAAATACAAGTAACACTTTGTTTGTTGCTGTTGATATACCAACCGGTGTAACTGGTAAATTTACTGGTCATACGCTGGCACAGGGACTTTATTCAAACGAGGTGTTGAATGTTGGATTAAATCCAGTTCTTTATTCTAATGTTGCTGCACAATTTTCTGGAAACTCTGGCGGTTACTTGCAAGTTAATTTACAAAACTTTACAGGATCTGGATCCACAGATTATGTGGCATCAACCAGCGATTCAACAAATGCTAATAGTTTTATTGACATGGGTATTGATGGTAAAAGTTATAATGACCAAGAAACTTATTCTGCATTTAAACCTTATGACGGATATTTGTATGTACATGGACCAACCGATATTGGATATTCAGGCAACCTAATAATAGGTACCGCATCCCATCACGCAAATATTGTATTCATGGTTGGTGGTACCATGAGTGATAATGTAAGAGGTTATATTACTCGGGATGGTTATAATTTATTGGCCAATGTTAGCGTTAAAGGTGTTTTAACTACCAGCGTTGGTCTTAAATTTGGTGATGGTAGTATGCAAAATACAGCAGCGAACCCTATAGCGTTTTCACAAGCATCTTATACACAGGCTAATACGGCAACTACCATTGCACAATCAGCTTACGGTAGAGCCAATTCGGAAATCATTGGTACTGCTGCTTATGTACAGGCTAATGTTGCAACAATCATAGGTCAGGCAGCTTATGGACAAGCCAATACGGCATCATCATTGGCGCAAGGTGCGCTTGCAAATACAACAGGTACATTTGCTGGTGATTTGACAATTACAGGTAATGTTGAACCACAAAAAGGGTTTGTATACACAACAAGGGTACCAGCTGGTAATCAAACAACAATTGCAATTAATTATGCAACAGACTCTATGATTAAGGCCAACTTAGTTGCAGATTTAACAGTCACACATAGTAATTTTCTTTCTGGCAAAGGTGTCGAGTTGTGGTTGGTTAATATTGGAGGCAGCAATCGAACTGTGACACATGGTTTAACTGCACTCAATTCAACAACAAACTCCACAACATTTACTATACCAGCAACAAGTTGTGCTCATTTAAAATACTTTAATATTAGTGGTGACCTTGCAAATACTTTTGTATCCGTTGTACACGCTTAATAAATAGAACACTATGGCAAATAAAAATATTCTCACCTCGGCCGCAAAGGTTGCACAAATAAGACAGGCATATTACTCTCCTGTCGCTGTCATACTACCTAAAATTACTAGTCCTATTGCATCAATCTATTGTTTCTTGGCCAAGGTAGACCCATGGCCAGATGAAAATGCGCCGGTCGTACCAATAGAGACACCAAAAGAGATAAAGAAAATCTTTAAAAATATTTTTGCTGTTAAAAATATAAATTCAGGTTCAATTTCTCCAGTAATTCAAAGAGTTGATTGGACTTCTGGTATCATCTATGATTATTACCGTGATGATATTAATATTACTGAACAAGATGTAAACGGAAACAATTCTTACAATTATTATGTGAGAAACAAATACGACCAAGTTTTCAAATGTTTGTGGAATAATAACGAAATTGCTTCCACCTATGAACCTTTTTTCCAACCTGGTTCTTATGGTACAAATAATATATACACAGGACCAGATGGTTATCAATGGAAGTATATCTACACAATAGATATTGGTGCTAAATTAAAATTTATGGACGCAAGTTGGCTTCCAATACCTGTTAAAGACTATACACCTAACCCATTACTTTGGTCTGCCGGCACCGGCAACATAGATGTTGTAAATGTAATCAATGGTGGTACTGGATATGATACAGCGAATGCACCAGTAACAATCGTTGCATCTGGTGATGGAACTGGTTTTGCGGCCGTTGCCAATGTGGCCGCAGGTACAATTCAAAATGTTGTTGTGACTTCACCAGGTTCCAATTATACTTTCGTTAATATAACCGCAGTATCCAGTTCAGGTGATGGTGCAATTTTTGAATCAACAGTGTCGCCAGTTGGTGGCCATGGTTCAGACCCATTGACTGAGTTGGGATGTTCTAATGTAATGTATACAGTTGAATTTAATGGTTCGGAAGGCGGTGTTATTCCAACTGATGTGGATTATCACCAAGTAGGATTGATATTTAATCCAACAACTATTGAATTAAGTCCAGCTCTGGCAGATGATTCTATATACAGTACAACAACAAACATCATTGTTTCACCTGGTTTTGGTGTGTATACAAACGATGAATTTATATATCAAGGATCAAGTTCATCAAATACTACATTTTCTGGTTTGGTATTGAGTTTTAATACCTCAACCAATGTGGTTAAAGTTCTAAATACATCAGGTACAATAGCGACAAATGCAACATTATATGGTCAAGNATCTGGCACCGCAAGAACTTTGTTGTCGTACAATACCCCAAATTTTGTGTTAAATTCAGGATATCTAGCATTCATTGAAAATAGAACAGGTGTGCAAAGAAGTTCAGACGGAATAGAACAATTTAGATTTGTTCTAGGTTACTAAAAGGATAAAAATGGCTTTAAATTTTAATGTTGACCCCTACTATGATGACTTTGATCCATCAAAGAACTTTCATCGTATTCTTTTTAAACCTGGTTTTGCGGTTCAGGCCAGAGAGTTGACACAAGCACAAACTATTTTGCAAAGTCAAATTTCAAAGTTTGCTGATAACATCTTCTCACAAAACACTCCAGTTTCTGGTGGTAAAGTTACAACCAATTTGAATTGTTATTATTTAAAATTGGTTAACTCTACTAATTTGGTTGCTGGTAATTTTTTAAATAAAATCATACAAGATTCAACAGGTACTATTCTTGCCAAGGTTGTAGCAACTGCTGAAACAACAGGTACAGATTTGGCCGCAGGCGATCCTCCTACATTGGTGGTTACATACCTTTCTGGTGTGCAATTTACAAATGGTAATGCAATCTTTACAACTGACAATTCAGTTAGCGCAACACTATTAACAACAGGCGCAACGGGTCTTTCTTCTGTGGCATCCATTTCTGATGGTGTTTTCTATGTGGTGAATGGTTATTCATATTCAAATACACAAAACGATGATGGAACATACAGTAAGTATTCTATTGGTAATTTTGTTTCTGTGCAGCCACAAACAATCATTTTAGGTAAATATAGTAACACACCATCATATAGAGTTGGTCTCAATATTACTGAAACCATTTATGATTACATCAATGATTCTTCATTACTTGACCCGGCCATTGGTGCAACAAACTATCAGTCACCAGGTGCAGACCGTTATGTTGTTGAATTAACATTGACAGCATTGCCATTAGATATTGGAAATGATGACCAGTTTATCGAATTGGTTAGAATTGATAATGGTTCAATCATCAAGCAAATAAATGATACTGTTTATTCCAAAATCAATGATTACATTGCCAAGAGAGATTATGAAACCAACGGTGACTACATCGTTAATGATTTTAATTTGACACCAATGAAACATGGCGGTAAAAACGGAACAGATGATGCTTACTACGATTTAACCATTGGTAAAGGTTTGGCTTATGTACAAGGGTACAGGGTGGAAAACCAATCTCAGATTACATTAACAGGTAACCGTGCAAGAACAACAAAAAGTTTGAACACCAACTCTGTGTATATGGATTACGGTAGTTATTTTGTTACAGACTCATTGACTGGTTTATTTGATATAACAAAAATGCCAGCAGTTGATTTACATTGTGTAACAACAGCAAATATTGTTTCAACAAACACATCTACATATAATTCAACATTAGTTGGTAGTGGTTTCATTAGAAATCTAGACTATCAATCTTCTACAAGTACTAATACAAAAAATTATATCTGGCATACTTATGTTAATGATATTAATACACAAACATTAACAGGCAATGCAGCAACTGCTACATCAACAACTATTGCATTCTATCCATCCGCTGGTGGAAAATGGTCTACCGTAACTGATGCATATTACCAAGCAACTATATCAATCACATCTGGTACAGGTGTTGGTCAAATCAGAACCATTTCAGATTGGAATGGTACAACAAGAACTGCAACTGTAAGTCAAGCATTCTCTATTACACCGGATACAACATCAAATTTTGCTTTACTTTTTTCTACAGCTGATGTAGAATCTATTGTACAAAAGAGTTCTTCGTCATATGCACTAACAGCAAACACAAATGTGAATGTTGCAGGCAAAATAAATTCTATTACAACCGGCGATACTGTTTTGTGGGACACAACTGGCCCCGAAATGATTTTTCAAGTTGGTTATCCATATGTTGCAACAATAACAAACCCAACTTATTATTCTACAATTAGATGGTCAAATCAAGGGTTCAATGCCGGCAGTAATACATTATCAATTTCTGCACCATCAGGAACACAATTCCAAGGTTCTTTAAATGTACCAATATATGGTGAACAATTTAAACAGTTGTTTACTGTGATTGACAACAAAGGAGATGTATTAGATTTCTCCAATAACTCAAATTATATAACACTTACTTCATCAACAGCTGCAATACTTACATCTTTAACTTATGGTACAAGTAGCACAACAGGTGTCAATATTATTGCAAATATGTATGTTGATGGTAGCACAAATGATGTATTAAAAACAAAAACCGTGACTACTGGTTCTTTAACAACAGCCGGTACATTGGGAACAGTAACTGAAACAAATATTAAAGTAGCTACAGGTCAAACATATATTCCTGCGGCCAACATTTCTTACTCAGCACTTTCACTATATGTAACCGATGTCAAAACAATTACAGCAATCTATGATACTGGTTCTTCAGCAACAACCATTTCTAATGGTGCAACAAATATATCTGGATACACTGATGTAAGTAATCGGTTTGTACTTGATAATGGCCAAAGAGATAACTTCTATGACCATGCATCCATCAAATTGAAACCAGGCGTTGCAAAACCAGCTGGTAATATTTTGGTAGTTTACAACCACTATTCACATGCCGCCGGCGATGGTTATTTTAGTGTGGCATCATATCCAGATAATGATTATAGTGAAACATATACAGCCAAAAATGGAAACTTATATGTCCTAAGGGATTGTATTGACTTTAGACCATCAAGACAAAATGGACAAACAGCATACATTTGGAACTACAGAGCATCAGGATCTACAACACACGGTGTAATGATACCTAATGATTTATCTTCTTTTGCAAGTGCATATTCATATTATTTGGGTAGAAAAGATAAATTGATATTAACAAAAGACGGTAACTTCCAATTCGTGGAAGGAACTCCATCTGTTGCCCCTGAATTTCCAGTTGAACCAAAAGGTTCATTGTTGTTGGCCAATATTTCACTTGATCCATATACAACATATGTTCCAGGTGAAGGTGCGATGTTATACAAGAAATATGTAACCAATCTTTCAATTCAGAGAGTAACACATAAACGTTGGGCAAAGAGTGATATTACCGGCTTACAAGAAAGAATAAACCACCTTGAATACTATACCAGTTTGAGTTTATTGGAACAAAATGCAAATGCACTACAAGTTCCTGACGCAAATGGTTTGAATAGATTTAAGAATGGTATTTTGGTGGATGATTTCAGTTCTTTTGGTGTTGCTGAAACATTTAGTCCAAATTACAGTGCCAAAATTAATATCAGAACAAAAGAATTGACTCCAATTACCAGCGTTACCAATTTTCAATTACAAAATCCTTGGGTTTTGGCCAGTCTTGGTACATTGGCAAACACAAATGGAGTTAGAATTAATTCATTTGCAGGAACAAATTCAAACATCTTTACATTGCCATACACATCAGCAAATGTAATTACACAACCACTGGCAAGTTCAACTATAAGTGCAAATCCATTCTCAGTTGTAATATATGAAGGTGTACAAACATTAACACCATCCGTAGATAACTGGTGTAATTCTATTGAAACTCCTGCAATTTTAACTAATGATCCTAATTTACAACACAATCAGATTACCAATGGTATAAATTTAATAACAGCTGGTGATTGGCAATCAATTCCTGGTACAAAAAGTTTAATTGGAGTAACACCAACTGTTAATAACCTATCATATAACAACCAAGGTAATCAACAGACAGCATCTCCCAATGGCACCGCAATGACCACAAATAAAGGTGTTGTTACAAATAATGTTGTGTCGCCTTTCATTAGACCACAAGAAATTATTGTGCGTACAAAAGGTATGTTGGTTAATACACCAATCAAAGCGTGGTTTGATGGAACAAGTGTCAATAAATGGATGAGACAACCAAATGTCATTGAATTGGCATCTACAACTGGAACTTTCTTAGAAAATGATATTGTTGGTTTTTACCAATCAGCAACACAAAAATTTTATGCAATTGGCCGTGTTATAGGTATCATGAAATACACTGGTACAACAAAAGTAAGATTGTATATGTCTACTTTTGTTGGTGTACCAAGCACTGTTTCAAACACACAAACTTTAACAAATGCCTATTTTAATTCATCAGGTGATTTTGTTTCATCAACTGCTTCAGGTACAATTTCTGGTTCCGTATTGAATCAAATGCATACAACTGGCACAGTTTCTGGTGTTGGTGGTGGATTCACAACAAGTACTGTTCCAACATCACAGAACTTCTATAAAGTTCCAGCAGTAAGCACATATTCAACCTTTTTGAATCAAAATGGTGTGTGGGGTTCTGCTTCAGCAACAGTAACAACATTCCAATATTTCTTACCTGTTAATTTCACTAAAACTGGCACATATACTTTCCGTATTGCAGCCGACAATTCAGCGGATGTTAAAATTGGCGGAGGATCTGCTACTACAGGAACAACTGTGGTTGCAACATCTATTGGTTATCAAGAGGTAGGCCAAACGAGTTTAACAAATGTGTATCAGAAAACATATATAGGAACTACTACAATTTCTGCAACAGGCAATACAAACATTGGATGGGCAGTTACTGGCACAGCAGTACCAGGTGATGTTGCAGTTTCTGGCCACAGAGGTTCTTTTGCAATGACTATCACAGATCCAGATGGATTTGTGGTTTGGAGTACATTGGCACCTCCTGGATTAGGTTACAGTAACGCCGGTACAATGACAACATTGCCTGATGGCGGACAATTATACCAAGGTGCAACAGAATTACAGTTGGATGGTAATGCATCAGCTAATACAAACTATTATCTTGGTGGAAAAATCTATATTAGAAGCACATTTACATATGCATACCAATATGGTGCTGAATATATTCCTTCTCCTCCATCAAAAGGTGATGGTGATGCAGGGAAAATGAAAGTATATAATAATGCTATGAATCAATATAATGCACAAGTTCAAGCCGCGATTACTGCTGCTAACAAATCTACCATTATATTGGCCGCATCGGAAACACATACGGCTAACATCACGGCATACAATTCAACCACAAAAGTCATTACAGTGGACACACCTGTTGATATTTCTATAGGCCAAAGTAATACATATGGTGTAATAAATTCAAGGTATCAAATTGAAGGTGTTTCACTTAATGTAAGTTTAGCTATTAAGAATGGTGTAACACCATCACAATTGTCTACAGACGAAAAAGGTAACTTTGTTGGTATCTTTAATTGTCCTGGTTCAGACTTCTATGTTGGCGAAAGAGTGTTCCGTTTAGATAATAGAACAATTGATTCCGATCCAACAACAGCAACAACATTCGCTGAGGCAACATTCCATGCATCTGGTTTACAAAATCAAAATACTTTTGCTGCAACTGTAGATTCTGCCGGTAAACTTATCACACCTGTTGACCAAGCAGCATACAATATTTTAGATACATCCAAACCACATCGTGATCCATTGGCACAATCATTTATGGTACAAAAGGATAATTATCCAAATGGTATCTTCATCAATTCTGTTAAATTATTTTTTTCTGGAAAACCAACAACAACACAAACACCAATACAAATAGCATTGGTTGGAACTGATAATGGTTATCCAAACGGAAAAACATTACCACATTCCAGAGTTGTTAAATTCCCAGATGAGGTTAATATCTCAGCAACACCACATTATCTAAATGCAAATACATATACAACATTTACATTTGATTCTCCTGTCTACATACAGCCTGGTGTTTTGTATGCTGTAATTATTGAATCTGGATCAGCTGATTATACATTGTATTATGGTCAACAAAATCAAAATGCAATTGTTTCCACATCCAAAAAATTGCCTACTGATGTTAATCCAACCGTTGCGTCAAAGATTGGACAATTACCATACATTGGTGCCTTGTTTGAATCTCAAAATGCTCTTACATGGACTGCGGACTTAACAAAGAATTTGATGATTGTTATTGATAAATGTGTATTCACAACTTCTTCTCCAACAGTTTCTTTTGTTACACCATATAGATTGCCTATTAGAAAATTAGGTTCAGCTGATTTGTTACATTCAATTGATCCAGATAGTATCATTGATTTGAATGCCTACTTTGAACTAAATCAAACTATGCACGCTATGAATCTGACAACCACCGATTTCATTCCATCATATACAGGAATCACTTATCAATATTCTTCTTTATTGAATAATGGTTTGGCATTTACAAGTTCAGTTGATGTTACACCAGGTAAAAATGCAAATCCATTGAACACAGATATATTCTTGGATGATGGACAAGGTGAAAGAATTTTGTTGGCAAATTCAAGTAATTCATTTATATTGACTGCCACGATGACTTCTTCTGATACGAATGTAAGTCCAGTTATCTCTGATGATGGCGTGACATTGTATTCTATACAAAATTATATCAACAATATGGGAATTGATAGTAATATTATCAGTATTACAAATGGTGGTACAGGTTATAATTCAAATACTGTAACAGCATCTATTAGTTCTCCAGATGTTGGCTCAGACACACCGGTTTTAAGTGTATCTACAAGCAATGGTGTGGTACAATCTGTGTATGTAACATATCCAGGTTCTGGTTATTTAACCACACCAAAAATTACCATTTCTGATGCAGCTACTCGTTCAGGTAACAGTAATGCAGCCGTTGTGGTTCTAGGAGAAACAACTCCAAAAGGTGGTAATGCATACGCCAGATACATTACTAAGAAAGTTGTTATGACACCAGGAAACGATTCTGGTGACTTGAGAGTGTACTATACGGCATACAAACCATTGGCCACACAAGTATATGTCTATTATAAGATTTTGAATTCACAAGATACCGAAATATTTGAAGATCAAGATTGGCAATTGATGACACAACTTGGTAAACAAACTACATATTCAAAGAACAGAGACAACTATATTGAATTTGAATGTGCTCCTGGTACCGGCGGTCAAGCAAACAATACAGTTTCATATACAAGTACAAATGGTAATACATATACTAACTTCATACAGTTTGCAATCAAGGTTGTTATGGCATCAAGTGATAAAACAAGTGTACCAATCTTAACCGACATTAGAGCAATAGCTTTACCAGCAGGAACAGGACTATAATATGTTAGTTAAAGTGACTGGAACTAGTTTAATCAGGGATACCAATAGTATGGCTCTGATAAATACCGATAATGAATCAAAAAATGAATACTATAATAAACTTCGCATGATGAAAATCCAAAAAGAAGAAATAAATAGTGTAAAAACGGAAATAGAAACTATCAAACAAGATATGGCCGATATCAAAAGTATGATGGTTAAACTACTGGAAAAAGGTTAATTAATGGCTAATACAGTTTCAAATATAAGTTATGCCAATACTTTTGGTGATTGGGTTGTTGCAACCGATGCGTTGATTAGAGAAAATAATACATTAGCCAAAGGTAACTACACAAAAGATTCAGGTACATTGACTCTTAGTGAATCCAGTCTTGTTGCTTTGCAATCTAGTGGTGATATTGTTGCACAAAAACAATTACTGGTTCAAGGTCTTGGTTCATCAGCCACTATTGATAATAACTTAACAGTAGGTAAACAAGTATATTTTACCAATGCAGTGTTAGGTTTGACACATACCGGTCAAGCAAACATGAATGGACTTATTGTTGCACAAGGTCCAAACATAGGTATTTTTGTTGCAAACAATGCTCATGTTAATGGTAATACGACCATCAAATATAACACAGTAACAGATAAAGTACAAGCCAACACAAGTGTTACAACACCATTAGTTTCATCCACTACTGTTACCAATTCTGGTGTTGTTTACACCAATCAAGTACGAGCAAACACATTAGCATCTTCTGTAACCATAAACAATACAGGCCGTGTTTATACTGATACAGTATCATCAAATACAAGTGTTGCGACACCATTAGTATCATCATCAATAATTAGCAATTCGGATACGGTATATACTGGTATACTATCAGCTAACACCAATATAATAAGTCCGTTGATATCATCGGTAATTTTAAACAATTCAGATACCATTAACACTAACATATTAACTTCTAATACATTAGTTTCATCAGTAACTGTTAATGCTTCCGATAAAGTTTTAACAAATATATTAACATCTAATACACTAATTTCATCAGTAACATTAAACAATTCAGGTACAGTATACACAGATAAATTATCGGCTAATACCAATATTACTAGTCCATTAGTTTCATCAGTAACATTAAACAATTCAGGTACAGTTCATACAGGTATATTAACAGCCAACACAAGTGGAAGTATACCCACTCTAACAGTTGATACTAGAATAGATGGAAATTCAGCAACAGCATTTTTCAATACAATTTATGCTGCAAATGTACAAGTAAGTGGTTCTTTTACACAAGTTGGTGAAACAGTATATACTTCAAATACATTTGTTTTAAGTCAAAATGTTTCTTCGGCTATTAATAGTGCTCTTAATGTAGACCGTGGACCAGGTGTAACGGAAGCTAGTTTTCGTTGGACTGAAATACCAAAAAATTGGCAAATAAACAATGTAACTACAGGTACTTATTATCGTGTACACACCGATGAACATTTTGCAACAGTTTTATCCGATGCAAGCACAACAAACATTGCAAATGCTTTTTTAGCAAACACTTTAAATAATACTGCACAAGCAGCATTCGCTAGAGCCAATTCGGAAATCATAGGTACATCAGCTTACTTAAGAGCTAATGCGGCTTTCGATAGAGCCAATTCAGAAATTATTGGTACAGCAGCTTATGTACAGGCTAACACTGCCTTAGCAACAGCTTTGGCCGCAAAAACAATATTTACTGGTACATCAGGTTCACCATATACTTCTAATACATTAACATTCTCAAGTAATAATGGTGTGATATTTGTTCCAATTGGATCAAATACTTTTGCAGTTAGTACATCACAGGATTTAAGAACAACTGCAACACCAAGTTTTGCTACAGCAACATTATCAACCACTCCATTAGGAACCTCTTCAGGTGGTACTAGCAAAACATCAGGAAAATCCGCATTTGAATTTTTGATTGCAGAATCGGCCGGTACAGGTACATCAGGGCAAGTACTGACAACTGGCGGCGCAGGTTCATATTATTGGGCGGCGGGTGGTGGTGGTGGTGGTTCTGTGCAACCAGGAACTACAATCAATTCAACAAGCTTGTCTTATTCTGGTGACAATATTGTTACAAAATATACTTCACCGACATTTACTCAGACCAACCAATTAAGAGCATATATTAATGGTTTAAGACAGTTCGCCTCCGAATATACAGCAAACTCAGCAAATAGTACAATTGTATTTAATATACCACCATCAACTGGTGATTCTATATTAGTTGAAGTTGATGGTTATATTATAAATCCATATTATGCAAACAATGTTCCTTTAACACCAACTGGTACAATTACAGGCAATACAATTCAATTGGGAATTGAATCATTAGAATCTTCTAAAGCAGCATTGATTGGTGCAGTATTTACTGGTGATGTGGTCGGTATATCACATGATGCCAACACAAGTAATACTTCGTTTGCAACCACACAGTATGTTAAGAATGTTTTAAATCAATTACCAACAGTTTCTGGTGTAACATATGCAATCAGTACATCCGGTAATGCGGGTACAGTAACAAGTGGTGTATATACTTCTGGTACCCAAACAATTGGTGGTATAAAAACATTTAGTTCAACTATTGTTGGTAGTATTAATGGTAATGCTGCAACAGTAACAACAATTCCTAACTTAACGGGTGATGTAACTTCAGTTGGTAATGCTACCACACTTGCAAGTACAGGCACCAATACAGGTAACTTTGGTTCTGGTACAACTGTTCCTATTATTACTGTAGATTCTAAAGGTAGAATTACTAGCGTTTCATCTACATTGATTACTGGTGGTTCTGCTGGTACAGGTTCAACCACTTACAACAGAGTTACCACAACAGGAACAGCTGGTCAAACATTAATTTCAAGTATTCCACATGTCACTGGATATTTACAAGTATTCATGAATGGTGTAATGTTGCCGGCAAATGATTTTACTTCCAATGCAAGTAATAGTTCTATTGTTATAACATCACCTTTGCGGGCCGGTGATATAGTTGAATCTTTTGCCTACACAACTACACTAGCAAACAATCTTTCACCTGGTACTACTGGTGGTTCTGGTGGTACTGTGTTGTATCAATCAGCAGCCAATACAACTGGTAATACTATTGTTGGTACATCAGGTTATTTGTTAACAAGTGCCGGTACAGGTCAACCAACATGGACCAATCCAGCCACACTAACAGTTTCTGCTGCAACAACACTCAGCAGTACAACATCAAACTCACAATTCTTTTCTATCGGTGTTGGCACTGCGGCTTCTTCTGTATCAGGTGAGATTCGTGCAACAAATAACATCACTGCTTACTATTCTTCTGATAGAAAATTCAAAGAAAATATACAAGACATACCAAATGCACTTGATAAAGTTGATGCAATTGGTGGTAAATTGTTTGATTGGACTGATGAATATATACAGGAACATGGCGGTGAAGATGGTTATTTTGTACAAAAGGCCGACTTTGGTGTAATTGCTCAAGATGTAAAATCAGTGTTCCCACTCGCAACAAGAACAAGAATTGATGGTTCATTAGCAGTTGACTATGAAAAACTTTGTGCTTTGGCTTTTGCAGCCATCAAAGAATTAAAATTGGAAGTTGAAGTATTAAAAGGACAAATTAAATGACAACAAAAGTTACACCGTCAGTATTAGCAAACACAGCAATAACGGCTGGTAGATATGGTGGGGTTGACAGGGTTGGTGCATTTACTGCTGATGCACAAGGCAGGATTATTGAAGCTGTCAATACAACAATAGCAATTACTTCTACCAATTTAGATACTATATCTGGTCTTGGTGGCGCTTCTTATGGTGGTACTGCTAATACTGCAACACACCAAGTTCCAGTTATTACAATAGATACTAAAGGTAGAATTACGGCCGCAGCTAATCTGAATATAACAAATACATCCATTTATGCAAACACAGGCCAGTTGGTGGCCAATGCAGCAACTGGTGTTGTTCAACTTGGCCTTTCTTTATCTGGTGTTATAGCACAATCATATGGTTCTGGCACAACAACTCCTATTATTACTGTAGATGCTTATGGTAGAATTACTGGTGCTTCAACCACATTGATTACAGGGGGTTCAGCAGGTATTGGTGCAACCACATACAATAGACAATCATTCACAGCAACAGCAGGACAAACAATTTTCACTGTTACTTCTGGTTACTCAGTTGGATACTTACAAATTTATGTAAATGGTGTTTTATTAAATGCCGCAGATTTGACTGCATCAAATGGCACAAGTTTTACATTAGGCGCAGCTGCATCAGTTGGTGATATTGTAGAATCATTTGCTTACACTGTAACATTGGTTAACAATGTATCACCATCATATGCTGGTGGCCAAGGTGGTTCAGCTGGTGTGGTTCTATATCAGTCAGCAGCCAATACAACCAGTAACACCGTAGTTGGTACATCAGGTTACCTATTAACAAGTGCCGGTGCAGGTCAACCAACATGGACCAATCCAATTAGTTTGAATTTTTCAACAGCAAACTCACAATTCTTTTCTATCGGTGTTGGCACTGCGGCTTCTTCTGTATCAGGTGAGATTCGTGCAACAGGTGCAATCAGCGCAGGTTACTCAGATGACAGACTAAAAACAAAACTTGGTAATATTGATAATGCTGTGAATAAAGTAATGAGATTGAATGGTTTCTATTATGAACCAAATCAATTAGCATTAGATTTAGGTTACACATTATCAAAACAGGTTGGTGTTTCTGCACAAGAAGTACAAAAGGTATTACCTGAAGTTGTGGTATCTGCACCAATTGATGATAAGTACTTAACGGTACAATATGAAAAAATGATTCCGTTACTGATTGAAGCCATCAAAGAATTAAAATTGGAAGTTGAAGTATTAAAAGGACAAATTAAATGACTCTATCAAGAAATCTTTCAACACTAGGGCAAGCAGTAAGCGTTTCTGGTAATATACCATCAGCAAACGTAAGTGGTTTAGCAGCAGTAGCAACATCTGGTTCAGCTAGCGATATCTCCACTGGTACTTTACCTTCTGCTGTTTATACTGTTGGTGCTACTGGCGTTCCTGTATTAAATGTATATACCTCTTCAGGAACATGGACTAAAGCGGCTGGTTTAAAAGCAATCAAAGTAACTGTTGTAGGTGGTGGTGGAAATGGAGGAACTATAAATTTTCCAGGCAACACTATGGGATACGGTGCTTCAGCGGGTGGCGGCGCCGCAGGAATTTCAATCAGAATATATCCAGCCCCAACGCTTCCCGGCCCCCAACCCTATACAGTTGGCGCTGCGGCAGGATCATCTTCTTTTGGTGTCGCACCAGTAACTGTAATTGCTGCTACTGGAGGTTCGGTTGCGCCAACTGTTACCACTGGTCCTGGTGGGTATGCATCTGGTGGTGCAGGCGGAACAGCTTCTGGTGGCCAAATTAATATTCCAGGAAGTAGTGGAGGTTTTAGCATTTATACAATCCCAAGCACAAATTCCACAAGAACAGGCAATGGCGGATCAAATATGTATGGTGGTGGAGCCATTGGATTTGATTATTCATATAACCCAGCTTCACCACCATCTGGTAATTCAACAACAATTGGCAATTCTGGTGGTGGTTTTGGATCTGGTGGAAGTGGATCAGGTTTTAGTGTCGGCAGCGGCGGATCTTTTCCAAAACCTGTTGTTAATACTTCAGGAGGTGCAGGCGCATCAGGTGTAGTTATCGTAGAGGAGTTTTACTGATGAAGGCTTTAATATCTAAAATTGAACCTAGACAAACAGGATATAGAGATATAACAAATGACTATAATTAGGAATTTTGCAAACACAGCAACATTTTTGAGTGCAAATGGACAGTACTTATCATCAAATTTGACAGGCATAATTG